GAAAGTAGGATAGAAAAGACGGGACTCAATAATCTTCTTGATATCACCAAAATTACCAAACTTGACGAAGGTATCATCTTTTTCGGGGATAAGGTTTTGCTCAACAGCAGGAAGTGCAGCAGGTGCTTTTACAGTTTCTTCGAGTTGCTCACGAACCTCTTGAATAGTCAGATTCCACTTACCACGACCAGTTTTGAAGTTAGCAAGTTTGTTGGTAACAGTCTGGTAGTTGGCACCATTCATAGCACACCAGGCACGGATGTCGGCGGCAGTCACAGACTCTCCATACACTGCTTGGAGAGAAGTGCGGATGTAGTCAGCGGAGACGGTCATTGAATCGTTTGTTTTAACTGAAGTTATTATACAAGAAAAAAGGGGGTCCGAAGACCCCCAGTGGACAGTTTGGAAAGTGGACCTCAACCTCTAGATCTTCTGAGTCTCTTTTTTCTTCCCGTTGGAACGGGTTCTTCTGCAGTTTCAGGTGCTACCTCTTCAACCTTTGCTTCCTCAACAACAGGTTCAGGAGCTGCTTCCACTACTGGTTCGGGAGCAGGTGCTGGAGCAGCAGGTGCTGGAGCTGCTTTTTTACCTCCCAATAGATCTCCAAATCTAGACATTGCTTTTATTGAATACTTTTAGATATTTATCAGGCAACAAGTTCTACAAACTCTCCAAGAATCTTCTTATTCATTTTCTTGGACTTGAGACTCTTGACAAAAGCACTTTTGATTTGAGTCTTAGTAGCATCCTCAGCAACCTCAAAGTCAGTATCTTGAGCAAGGGCATTAGCAGAAAGTCCGAAGTAAGAATGATACCCAGACTTTTTGATAGTAAATGCCCGTTGCTTTTTCCAGATGCTCATAGTCTTTTCATACTCGGATCCATAATACCCACAGTATCGGCGGATAAAACTACCAGCATCACGAGACTCAAGCAAACGGATACCAATGAAGTTGATATCTTTAAAGTTATCGCGCAGATTGCGAAGGAGGATATCTGTAAACTCATACCATTCACAGTCAAGAGAATAAGTATTACCAGTTTTGCGGTCACGGAGGAAAGAATTGTGTCCAATATAGTTGGTGCCCATAAAAGGTTCATCCTCCCAACGGCGCTGAACTTCACGGTGATACTTGGGCATTGCTGCCTCACCATCGGTCAGGATGACGCACTGAACTTTCTGGAGTTTGCTCTCCTTTTGGAACTGAGGAAGGATTTGATGGAGAGCAATCAGAGTCTCATTCAAAGGAGTGCCAGAGAGACTGAGACCATAAGGAATGTTATATCGGGTATAGCAGTTATAACGGAAAGCAGTAGCAAGACGGAAGATATTTTTCATCTGTTCTTCCAGAGTCTTACCATTAGTCTTGCTGGTTAGAACATTCATAAGAGAAAACCACTCACCAACTTGCACAAGTCCATCCTTCTTGGTATAGGCAAGTTCACGAATGGTTGCCTTATTCTCCTCATCATAAGAAACCAGAGGATAGTCACTGGTGAAAGCATAAACCTCAAAAGGAATGGCAACCTTTTTACAGAACCAAACAAGGTTAAAGAGTTGCTTGACGGTATCAGCCATCACATCGCCCATAGAACCAGACCAGTCAAGGATAAACACCAGACCGTGGTTCTTACCATCAGCAAGAGTGGTGACCTTCTTAAAAAGGTCCTCATTGTACTTGTAGGTATGAAGTTTGGTGCAATCCAACACACCAGTGCGAGCAGTAGTAGCACGGGCGTAGGAATCTGCTGCCTTGCGACACTCAAACTCTTTGACCAGATAGTTTACTTCTTTCTGAGCATTGCGCTTAAACTCCACAAACTTCCCATCAACTTCACCAAAGATTTCTTCGGTGGTATATCCCTGTTCTTCCATCCAAGAACCCCAGTATTCTTTACACTTGTCGTGGATTTCGGAGTTAGGGACAATGATTTTTTTCAGATCAAGTTTGGGAAGTTCCAAGTAAACATTCTCAATACCATTATGATCAACCAAGTCCTTGAGTGCTTCCTCAAGAGACTCCATAGTTTTCACTTCAGGTTCTTCATTGGTTTGACCACCAGAAGAAGTAGTAGTTTGCTGTTGCTCCTCTGCTTGGGTTTCACCTTCACCTTCAGTCTCACCTTCACCCTCTTGCTTCTCTTCACTGAAATCAGAAGCTGGTTGAGTGCCACCACCTTGCTGAGACTCAAGAGAGTCCATAGGAGTCTTCATTTCCTCCTCTTGCTTCCGCTTACAAAACTTGTAAAGTTCTTCTGCAGCGACAAGAACATCAGCAAAGGTTTCAGTCTCTCCAATCATAGAGACGATATCCATCTCGTCATCCTCAAAGGGGATGGATACAAAGTTGCCAAGTTTGTAATAGAGATTGACCTTATCAGCAAGATTGTAGGTAGTTAGATCATCATCAGCAATTTGGAAGAAGTCTTCTTCAGCAAGTTCCTGATAACCACGATAAAAGGTCTTGGAGAGACCAGCATACCGACGCTTCATCAGTTTCTCAATACGAACATCCTCAACCACATTCACAAACTGTGGTGGAATCTTATGAGTCTTCAGCCAGTCCTCATCAGGAGTGTAGAGAGCATGACCCACCTCATGACCCACCAGAAGGTCATAGACGGTGCTACTTGCCTTCTCCCACATAGGAAGAGTCAACACACGAGTGTGGACATTAAAGCAGGCAGTCTCCACTTTCTTGTGCTCAACCACCAAGTCCTCAGTAGCAAGGAGTTTAGCAAGTTGGGACTTGATTTCGTGGCTGACGGTCATCGGTCTGTTGCGTATGGACCTATTATACAAAAAAAGGAGGTCCGAAGACCTCCGTGTATGCCAGTTTGGGAAGTGGACTCAGGAAGGTGGGTTAGTAAACTCTCTGCTTCTAGGTTTGACCATCTCTTTACTACCTGTAGGAGCAGGTTTTTTATTAGGTGTGTTCATCTTTTTACTACCTGTAGGAGCAGGTTTTTTATTAGGTGTGCCCATACCTGTTGGATTAGGACCATGTGAAAATTCAGGACCGCGAGCACCAGATCTATTTTCAGCAGCTCTCCTCATATCTCTGAAATCTTGAACTGGATCCTCGGAAAGAATACTCTGTCTCCACTCTTCACTCATATTTGCCATAATAGCGAGTGCTGCTTCTTCAGTATCAGCATAACCTTCGCTCATCAGATGACCCTTGACGATATCAAAGAGATCTGCTGAGTTATTCAGACCAGTTGGTTTTTCACTTGGACCAACTCCAGCATCACGCATAATCTTTTCTCCTCTTGGCGAGGTTCCCATTTGTCTCTTAGCACGATTAATGGGAACTCCCATTTTCTCAAGACCACTTTGAATCTTTTTAGTTCCTTTATCAAGGAATTCTGCTGCCTTCTCACCAAATCCTTCTTCTACAGACTCAGACTCTTCTTCCTTTTCTTTCTTAGAGTGCTTAGACTTCTTCTCACCTTCTTCCTCTTCATGCTTAGAATCATCTTCCATTTCAGGTTTTTCCTTTTTTTCATAAATGGAAGCATATGCTTCTCGAAGAGTAAGGTATTTTTTGCTAGTCATCTTTCAAGTGCTTTTTAGTTATTTATTTTATTTGAGTTTTGTATTATAACTCTTTCCACGCCAAGTAAAAGTAGACTTACCAGCACCTCTAGCAGAAGCAAATGCTCTATCGAAAGAAGCAGCGGAGTCCCTTCTTCTTTGTGCATTTGCCTTAGCAGTCTCTTGTTTGGCAGCATTAGCAGATGCAGATCTTTCTCCAGTTGGTTCTGGTGCAGAAGGAGCGGTTGTTTCTACCTTTTGTTGTGCAAGTTTCTGTGCTTTTTGATCTACAGTAGGAGCAGATTGTTTATCACCACTCGCACCCGTCAACTTATTCAATCCATATCCTGCAGCACCAACTAAAGCACCTTTAATGGCATTCTTTATAAAAGTCCTTGGATTTAGTGATAATTTAACTTTTGGTTTTGGAGCATTCAAAGCATTTCTTGCTTTGATACCAGCATCAGCAGGTGGTCTAAGTTTATCATAAGCAGTTGGTGGTTTTGCTGGACCCCACTGCCTTGGTTTATCAGATCCCCACTCTGGTCTTGGTGCCTGACCAAGTTCTTTAGAAGTAGGGACACTTCTACTTCCTAACATACCTTGAGTCTGGTTAGGAGTGGCAATAGGTCTTGCTGGTGGAAGTGCTTTTTGTGTTGGTAATGGACTAGATGGAGGTTTAGGAAGTCCTTTTTGTGGTTCTGGTTTCTTTGGAAACATGTTCCAAGGATTGAAAAAGTTCTTTCTTAGGTC